TCATAGCAGGACCGGAGTATTTGAAGGTGAAACTAGATTCCACAGACTCACGCATGCCTGCTTCGGTCACACCATACATGCGGACTTCACGCTTTTGTTTCTCAGTCAGACGATCATACACGGTTGCAGTCATAAAAAGCTCCTTTAGTTAACTATCTATAAAGAGTATTATACGCCCAAAACCATTTAATGTCAAGTTTTGGTAAAGTCAATTTCCCAGTTTTTTAGATGAAAATAGTTGATTCCGTCTCGTTCCATATATCTAAAATGTCCCTGTAGGGGAATAGATTCTTGCTCAAAAAAGTGTTCCCAAAGATGATTCAGTTTGTTTTCAATTGGTATTTCAATTTTGTAGGCTTTGTTATCATCATCCTTTAACCAGTACTCTGAAAATTTGTTTGTTCTAAGTTTAACTACAAACTTTTTCATAGGCTTTAAGATTTTTTTACCTCCATATGCTTGATCTTCGGTATCTTCAAACTGTTTATTCAAATCACTGAACATTTCCTGCAACTGAATATCATAATCATAGAATTCAGGTAGACGAAATATTAATGGCATCATTTCTTCTTTGACTATTTTACAATCACCGTGAATAAAAGTATTCAAATCTTTTCTAAATTTACTTATCCTTTGTCCACGCAAAGTCATAACCATAAGTTTCTTGCTGTAGTAGTCGCGGATAATATCAGCACGATTTCTATCTTCCTGATTAATTTGAGTGAACAAAATGTTATCAGTAAGTGTGGTTGGTCGTATCGTATTAACGATATGATTACCCGATTGACGCAATCTATGCCAAGTAACACTTAATGCTAAAATATCCTCTGAGGTTTCAAATACTTCATATTTTTTTACATTACCATTACTATTACTATCCCACGTTACAGAACCACTTAGATTACCTATAATACTCAATCCTGAAAGAGTGTTACTATTCAATCCTGTAACAGTACTTAAATTAAGTCCTGGGTTACGTGAGCCCAATGTTGTGATTGTATTGTGACTTATGTTAGCCCCAGTAACGTGTAGCGATTTTAATGCGCTTTGTTGCGCTGCGAGTTGTTTTGCGTTGTTTGAATTAACCAATTGTAATATCCTCCATACCAGCCGCCCTTAAGCGAACAATGTGACCTAACATAAAATTCTTTGACTCTAATGCCTTCATGATTCCAAGAAATTGATTTCTAAGATAAGCTACTTCATTAATCAATACTTCCATATCAATTACTTCATCTTCACCTTCAGCATACTTTTCAGCATCACGACTTGTCAATGCTCTATTATACGCTTCTAAATATTTTTGAAAATGTTTTCGGCGAATCTTCTTTAATTGAATATTCAAGAAATTTAATACCGCTTCTACTTCTTGTAACTGATTGAATCTGTGTTCTGTAACACCGGGAATAGCAGCAATGTTCTTTTCAACATTGCCGTATACCTTTACTTCTTTTTTTGCATTTTCTAACTCAGATTCAAAGTATTGAATAAAATCAGGTATCTCACCTAAAGTTACTGTTATGCGTGTGTACCAATTCATTTAGTCCCATTCGTCTAAATCATCTAAATCTTCATCTTCTTCGTAGTCATTTTCTTGGAAATGTTCTTTGGCGTAACCTTTTAATGCTTTAGTGATATCTTTGTCCTTGAAGGCATCTTTGATATCTTCTATCTCAAAATTATTATCAATTAAAAAATTAACAAGTGTATCTGCCGCATCATTACGTTCACTCAAATCAATGTGTTCACGTAATGCATCCCAAACTTCTGATATAACATCTAAACTCATTCTGTAACTTCCTCCTGAGGTGTTACATTACTTATCACTTTTTTAGTTTTTCCAACGTATTCTAGCATGACTTTATCTAGGATACCGTCTTTGTTTGCTTCCCATCCCTTGCGAAATGATTTAAGAATTTCACCATCTTCGGTAGTATATACTAAACTGTTACCTTCTTTTTTCAATGCACCAGACTTCTCAAACATATCAGTCAATCCACTATAAGGACTCATGCCTGTTTCGTATGGAATCTTAACTTGAATACTTTCAAAAGGTTTTGCATAGCGAGTTTTCATAATCTTACAAGCAGCACGAATACCATTTACTTCGGCAACCTTGTTACCATCTTCATCCTCTTTGAGTTTGAGTTTCTTCATGGCAACTACAATTGAACTTGCATAAACAAATCCTTGACCACCAGAGATTTTATCATCTGGATCAAACATATCTTGACTTGCATACGTATGATTAGTAGCAACCAATCCTACATTATGACTACCAAACATATTAACGCAGTTACGAACAAGTGCAGTTAGTGCTTTGGGTTTACGACCCATGTCACCTTTCATGTCACCTGCTTCAAACTGATTAACGTCAGTTGGAGTCAATAGCATACCAAGACTGTCAATAATAAACAATACTTTTGGTTTGTCTGTTTCTGGCAGTGCTTTATATGACTTCATAAATTCTGATATAGTTTTACCCACATCATCAATCATAGCCATGTTAAGTTTAAGCAATTTAGATTCATTTGTATCCACACCTAATGCGTGTAGCCATTTTTCATCTAATGCGTTTTCGCTATCAATTAAGACAACGTAAATTCCCTGTTGTTGTGCGTGTCTAACGAGGTTTCCGGAGCAGATGAAACTTTTTCCTGATCCAGATTCTCCGGCAAAGACAGTAACTTTACCAAGAGGTACGCCTTTATTAAAATCACCACTAATGAGATAGTTAAGTCCATAATTTCCTGTACTAACCCAATCAGTTGGGTCGTTATATCCTATACTAAGTCCTTCAATAGACTTAGTAATTTCTTTCCTAAATTTTGATACATCGAAGGGCTTAGCCATTGATATTCTCTCTTTCTGTTGTTATCGGTTAAGTGTACCGTTAAGATATATTCTATCATTAAACGATACTTTATCAAGTAGATCGGGACATTGATCTGCCATCCTTTCCAAATCATAATCACTTGGATAATGTCGTAATACTCCTCTTGCCCTATCTCTAACTAAACTAGGTACTCGTGGAGTACGTCCAGGATCGCACAATTCCTCTAATAATTTTTTACCTTGTTTTAAGGCACGAAATCTTTCATCTGGTAATGTCATAGTGTTCTCCTAAGATAGGGGCCTGAGCCCCTATATAGATTAAGACTTGCTTTGTCTAGCACGAATCATTGCTAGAATGTCTTGTGCTTTGTCACTTGACGGTGCTGCTGCTGGAACAACTACAGGTGAACTTACAAAAGATGCCTCTGCTGCACTTACATCTTCTTCCCAAGCGGGTAGACTAGAAGCTGCAACTGGTGCAACTCTTGCTGCTGTAGTAGCTGGTTGTGTAGTTGAACCTGCAGGAGCGTCAACTCCCCATGGGCGATAGTACTGACCCCAACGTGCTGGATCATATGGCTGACCTTCAACACTTGCTTCAAACATTTCTTTGATGATACGCAATTCAGCTTCTGAAGGCTTCTTAGGCAAGAAGTCAGCAAGATTAAATAATCCATGTGCTTCAATTGCTGCTTGTTCTGCCTCAGTCAATGCTGATTCACGGCGAGACCAATTACTAGTTGAGTAATCAGCATAACCACCCTTACTAGTTTTCTTAATTGTAAAATCAAGACCTTTAAGATAGTCAGTTGGTAGTTCCAAGATTTCTGGATCCATCAAACCACTCTTAATGATTGGAATAATTTGTGGGCTGATAACAAATCTACGAATAGGATTTGCTGGAGTAGTATCTGAACCAATTGGGTTTTGACGAACAAAACCTTGAAACAAATAAGAACGTTTCTTCCAATACTTGTTAGCCATTTCTTTCAATGTCTCATCCTTATACCAAGGACGAACTTCAGCTAAGATTGGGCAACTCTCATCATACATTTCCATACATGGAACTTGTACGTCAACTTTCTTCATATCAGGATAACCTTTAACTCCATTGAATGGAAGTTTGATGATTTGTTTTTCTTTCCAGAAAAACTCATTTTTAGGATCTCCGTCAGGTGCAAACCGAAGTGAAGCAGTAGTGCCTTCATCCATGTTCCAGTGGGGGTAGACTGAGTTGTCTGATTGGGTGTTAGAACCCTTATTGCTTGTTTTGTTTTCTTGCGCCGCAATACGGGCGCGCATTTCTGCTAATGATGCCATAATAATATTTCCTTATAAATTGAGATGGTCTCGTTTTTAATTCGCTACTTCACCATGAAGTAACTAACACGATGAGTAAGTATAGCACTACTTTCTCAAACTGTCAATGTATTTATGCCTGTTATGGCAAACCTCACATTTTAAGTGAGGTTTTTGATAAGCAATTTACCCTTATCTTCTGTGATTCATAATCGTTAGGATACGTGCTAATTCATCACTGGATTCATCCACTTTTACTTTCCAACTATCAGCTGGGTATTTTTTAGCAGATTCTGCATCAGAGTTATACCTGTTAGGTAATTTACCACCATGAGCATCTTTATCAAGTTGTTTTAGTAATTCTTCATCGCCGGGTGCTACCTTATCAAGTACTTTCTTACCTACTTTTTTAATTGCACTAAGAATACTTTCAGCCATTTCATCTTCTTCGGATACAACAGCTTGGTCTACTGTATTGATGAAATTTTCATTAGCGCCAACTAGTTTACCGATGTTATTATTTTTAACTTTCTCGGTTGGGCCTAATTGACCTACACGCTTTTGGTTAGCATCTAATCCTTCACTCAATCCTAATTCATCTGCAAGTCTTTGTGAAATGAATTCACTTGAATCAGCATCGTAGTTGCGAATTTCACCGTTATTAAAATAGTACTCCCATAGATCGGATTCTAAATCATAATCCAAATCTCCACCTTGTTTGAAGTTTTCAACTGCTTCGGGGTGTGCTGCTAAAATTCTTTCAATAGATGAACCGGTGCCTTCCGTCTGTGATGTCAATTCTGGCTTCATCTGGCCGTACATGTCCCTTCCATTCTTGTCATAATTAGTAGGGGGGAAGTCATACGCTCTATTATGAATATCTTTCTTGGACCAATTATTCTTTCCAGGCGGCCGTGGAATTGGTATTTGCGTATGCTTATCTTTCAATGCCCAGTTATTCATTCCTTCCGCCACACCTTGCTCGTTCATAGCTTGATAGTCATCATGGCTAATATAGAAATCAGTACCAGGATCGTAGTACTTGCCTTCTTGCTTGTCGTAGTAAACAACCTTGCCAGATTTGGTACTAAACGGGCCTTCTAATCCTGGACGCTCTGTGTATTTTTCACGATCAATGCCTGGCACGACTTGATGCCCTTCCGCTACACCTTCTTCTTTGTTACTAAATTTAGCACGAATGTTTTGCATTTTTGTTTTGCTAGCATGTTCACGACCTGCTTTGCGTAATGCATCCATACCTTTTTCACCATACTTTTTATCACCCAAGTATGCTTGTAATGCGCTTTCATCCATTTCAGATTCATCTAATTCTTCATCTTCAGGAATACCAATTGGATTGTTACTTGTTAGACTTTCGCCGCCTTCTTCAACTAAACTATCAGCCCACTCTGCTAACTTATTCAATTCTTTGTCAACAACTGATTCAGATACCTTCTTGTGTATTCTATTCAATATTGGCATTACACTTTCAATTCTTGGGTCTAATGTCTCTTGTACAAACAATTCATTTAGATTGTTTTCTTCAGTTCCATCTTCCATCAATGATGGTGTCCAACTTTCAAAGTATGCATTATAACCACGCTTTCCAGTCATACGGCTTAATGATTCACGCAGACTTGCGTAGTGTGCAATACCTTCATTAACTAATGATTGTGCTGATTCATTGAATTGACCATTACGTGTAGCACGAACGAATCCAGCCATCTTTTGATATTCTTCACAAAGACTACCAATGTGACTCCAACGATCATCATTGACTTTACCACCCTCAGCGATATGTCTAGCATAGACACGGGCAATGCCAGGCTTCTTGGTATCAAGTAAATAGCGTTCACCTGCTTGATTCTCTAGGAAAATTCTATTTATGTTGCGATAGCGTTGTTCACCTTCTTCAATAACACGGCTATGTTCAATCACAATCTTTACGCTAGGTACAGCATCACTGTAACTTGATTTCTTGCCGGTAGCGTAGTAACCTTCTGCTATTTTATCTTTGTTTCTCATATGGTTCCTTCTTGCCATGTCATCTCCAACACGGTCTTTGTTTTGTGTATCAAATCCTTTAAGTCCTTTGGTCATTCTCCATGCACTTAATTGATGTAGTAGTCCAGTCCATGTATCATCGTAATCTAATTTGGGTGTTTTTTCGTCGGGACTATCGGCTACGTCATCACCAAAATACACAGTTAATACTCTATCTTCATCTAAAGTAACATAAACAGTTCCGTAATCTTCCCCGTCTTTGGTGAATTCAAACTTGAAAATATCTGCTTCATCAGGAATAGGGGTAGATTTACCTTCAGCATCCAATGGTTTTGGTTTGTATTTAGATAGTAATCTAAACAATTCTCGGTTTAATGATTCTGTATTTGTTGGCATTTGGTAGTTTTCTAATAGAGTATTTATCTTAATCTTAACTTAGCACGGCAAAGAAGGGCAACGGGGCAAGAAATTCTTCGTGGTCTCTGACATAGCTATCTAACTCAAAGTGATATGAACCAAGTTCTTGAATCATGCGAATTGATAAAAGTGATGCCATTACTAGGTCATCATGATCTCCAATCTTAGCAGCATAACTACCTGCATGTGCTACAAATGCCTTCAATTCACTGACAAGACTACGACTATTTATGGTTAATTTCTTGCTTTCTATTAATGTTTTAAACTTAGCACAAGCGGTTAATTTACTTTTTTGTGTAGTATTAAATCCCTTACGTTTTTTTCCGGGTTCACTGATAAATGTTCCTGGAATGTTATTTTCCCCATATTCGTTTAATGATACTAATGCCGCTTCCCCTATGCTATTATTTTCTACTGAATAATAGAGATTATTTGGCTCACCTGTACATTCTACAATATATTTGTTTATCTGTGCAATAAGTTTGATCTGTGTTGGGATATCAGTTTTGTTGTGTTTCCATTCACCAACTTGTGTAACTGAATTTGCTTCAAATATTTGTATTGCTGCCGGGTCATTACCTGTACCAATACTTGGATCTAATGCTACTGTATAGATATTTCCCTTCACTGGTTTCTGATACCAACGAACTTGTCCCATTCTTGTAATTGGTTCTATCCCTTGTAAGTCAATCAATGTACTAGGATTAATAAGTGTCTCGTCAGCAATAATAAATTCGCAACCAATTTCTCGTCGGAATCTATCTTCGCCCAGTTGTGCTTTCATTTCATTAGCCCACTTTTGATCTCTACCGGGTTGTTCATCCCATGATGCTCTATACGCTCTAAATCCGTTTACACCTAGCTCAGTTGTATTGCCAAATTCATCTTCAGTTTTGTTAGCACCTTTCCAAATGAAAGCAAACTGATCTTCATCACTGTTTGGAGTACTTGTAATAATTGCTTTACCACCAGTTGACAATGTTGGAGTAATAGCAGTCCAGAATTCTCTAGCGATACTTGGTCTAACGAATGCAAACTCATCTAGGTATAGTAATGTAATACTCATACCACGACCTGTATTTTCAGTAGTAGTTGCACTTACAATGCGACTTCCATTTTCAAAGTCTAAATTACCCTTGTTGTAAGTTGTAGCACCTGCTTTGATGTAATCTGGACAGTTTTCATATGCGTATCTCACCCTTTGCATAATTTCCTGTGCACCGGTATACTTGTGTGCTGCGATAAGAATCGTACTGTCTGGCACAAACATAGCATACCAGAGTAAATAACCTGCCGCACTTGTTGATTTGCCTGATTGCCGCGGCATTAAACTGATACTAAATCTATAATTATGATATGTATTGATTAATCGTTTTTGATACCCATAAGGATGATATACCATACTACCTTTTGTAGGGTGTTGTATCATAAAGAAGTTATCCATGAAGTATAGATAACCAGTGTCTGGATCGCAGCACTTTATAAAGTCTTGTAATTCTTTATTGTTTTTGAATTTCGTCTTAGTATAGGGATTTTTTACAAGAGACGGTGCTGAGTTAGTTGTTGCCATAACTTATTTATCGCAATAACTACTAGTTTTTAGAAAATAGGTCTTCACCTGTAATATGGGTTTTTGCGAACATTAACTTAAACCAGGCTTGATCACCCGGCTTGATGTTATTCTCACGCATATATTGTTGTTTCCTAGCTGCTAATTCATGCAATGGTGTGTATGAATATTCACCTGTAACTTTGCCAGACCCACTCAATCGTTTTAGTTCGTCAAGAGTCATATCTTTTTCAGGGACAGTTGTATCCTTGAGTTTAGAATACCCGTTTTGAATTTTTGCTTGCTTGAATGGGTCGAACATAAAAATACTCACATGTAATGAGTATTTATTATTTTACTTAATATCCAATGGTCGCTGTTTAGTAGCAACGATACAGTAAAACTTTTCTCTTAGTTTGGTTGACTTTTCAGGAAATTCTGCGTTAGTAACTTCAAGATCAAACTCAAAGTTTTCAAATCTATCAATGTTAAACCCGGTACGAACAATCAATGCTGCTAGTTGATTTTGTCCTAGAATACTGTAATGATTTAGATTTTCTTCATGTTTTCTATCACAATCGGGTTGCGGAACTTCAATATAAATCTTGCCAAACTGCTTGAGAATACGATTATATTCCATTAAACTAAAGATAGGATATGGGCTATGCTCTAATGCATGACGCAAGAATATAAAATCTACTGATTCATCATAGTAACCTTCATTTTGCGGAATGAAACTTAAATCATATTTTTTAATAGTATGACCCTTATCTTCACAGATTTTAATATCGCCGGGACTTAATGTTACCCCAGTTAAATCAGTATACTCACGCTTTTTCATTTCATCTAAGAAGTAACCAGGACCACATCCCAAGTCTAGTATCTTGCTATCTTTCTTTAGATTTAATGGGTCTATGTATTGTTTGACAACTTGTTCAGTTAACCCCTTGTGCATTGGACTATCACCCTCATCATATATATGAGCAGTATATAGCCATTCATTGTAAAATTTTAATTTTATTAAATCTAGTGTTTTGTTAATATCTATTATCATTAAGAATCCTGTAATTTGTTATAATTACTTATTCTAGGATTATGTTACCGTTTATTTTCTTTTGTAACCTTTAAAGGGTTTAACAATACTTTGCGTATTGGTATCAGGTAATTCAGTACTTTCATCATCACCATGATTTAAATCCACAATGTCACTACCTACAGCTTTATATGCTTGTTTAAGCATTTTAGATTCTATATCAGTATATGGATGAGCCGTATTGTAACGACCACTCCATGTTTCGGCATCTATCTCTAATGGGGTAGTCCCGTCTGCACTTGCAACTGCCATCATAATACGATTTAATTCATAAGTGCGATCATATCCGCCCGGGTCACGAAATTTATGCAATCCACGCATAGCAAAAGATTGACGCTTAGTAGGTGTACCAATGGTGCGTTGTTCACTTAAAAATTCACTTGCTCTCATTTTGGATAACCTTTAAACGCTTTTACTGGACTAGTCTTATCTACGCCCGGTGCTTCTTCGCTTTTCTTAGTGCTGATTAATACTTTAGTACCAGGTACACCCGTTTCTTTCATAGCATAGTCAATGTCTTTTTCAATCTCACCATCCATATATGAACTTACAATCATGTTCTCTCCCCATGGCGTTTCTTTTTCAAAATTATAAGGTGGAATACTATCTTGCACTCTTTCTAGTTGACCACGAGCACCTGCTAATGCTACTCCAAACCGATATTGTTTATAGAAATCACTATTGGGCAATCCTGGAATAGTATAGGTGCCCGGCATTGCTCTAGCAACATCAACTGATAATGCAGCACGTTCTTCTGTTATAAATTCTTTTGCTCTCATACTATTATTTCATTTTCAGTTTCTAAATTGAAATTATTTTCTGTATCTACTATTAGAGGATCAACTGAGCCGTCAGTAAGCAAGATCAATCCAGGGACAGGAACTCCTGTCCAAGTAATCTGTGCAGATATAAAGTGAAAGATTGTAGTGTCTATCAATGGATTAACTAATATGCGAACATTTGATTCAAAAATATCCATGTCATAACCAGTTAAAACATTACCAAAAAATAATGTACTGTGTCCAGACCACGTTAAATCACTGCCGTCATTAACTACAGATACATTTAATGTAATGTTTTCAGTGTCGGTTGAGGAGGTATCATTAGAATTAATCTGAATAATGCCCTGTGTAAAGGTTTCAATTGGGGTTGTAAATATAACTTGACCAGCAGTATCTCCGGTAGAATATGCATTTGAAGTGAAAAATCCAGTACTGAATAACTGTGTAAAATTATTGTTAATCTTTGCAAAGGCTGTGCGTAACGGATCGCCTTCCCCATCATTGGGTTGTGCGCCTATATTGATTATTTCTTGAGTCATGTCTAAATCCTAAACTATAGTGTATTTATCACTATTTATGGATTAGTTAGATTCATCCCATAGCTTTTTTTGAATCTGATACCACTCAATCCAACCGTCATACTTAGCAGCACATTCATGGTAAGTGGCATAATTTTTAACTACACTTTTAGTAAAATCAACTATTGTGACGGAATCACCTTCAATTTTCTCTAATTGCTTAGGGCAACTTGATAACAATGTGGCAGGGGCCTCTGGAAATTTAGGGGTTAACGGCACAGGAGTACTGCAAGATGCTAATAAAACAGTAAATAGTATAATTAAATATTTCATTTTGTTGCTTGATGCGGGATAGTTGCTGCTTCGTTTACTGATTTAAGTATAACTTGAGGTATGGCAGGACATGTTTCAACATATTTGATTACCTCATTGTCTTTTATCACTTCTTTGTCAAGATACCTGATAATATCTTGACCTTTGGTCTTTATATATTCTGTTTTGGTGATTACTTTTTCTATAATTTTTACATTTTCTGCTTGACTTTGCGCTTCTTTTTGTGCTAGTTTAGCTTCTACCTCTTTAACTTTTAACTGCCAAGATTCTTCATTAGACAACCCACCTTCTATATACAACGAAAACGATAATAATAATATACTAATAATTCTTATAGGGAATATGTACTTTTGTATTAAAGGAATCATGCCCAAAACAAAGCCGGCTATTGTACCCAATATACCGGCTGTAAGCAATAGATGAAATACCCAGTTAGGTAAGAATGATATAATCAACATTTAGATATTTATCTTTATTGAAATACATATCATCAATTAGCCAATTGTAGTAGTTTTGAAACCCTTCTTCTACGTCAACTTTAGGGTCATATCCAAAATCTTGTCTAGCAGCATCAATATTCAATGCGCCGCGACTTGGGAAATCAGCATCCTTGCTTCTAACTTCTAACTGACCTCCACCTGCTAAACTCAATGCCATCTGTGCAGCCTTAAGTAAGGTAACACTATGACTCTTTGTAATATTGTAAGTTTTGTTTTCTGTATTGTCACTTAACGCAGCAGCAACAATTCCATCAGCAGCATCATCTACATAGGTAAAGTCCAGTGTCTCTTTCTCACCGTTGATTTTCAATACTCCACCGCGCATAGCAGTAAGTAAGAATTTACTAATAACCCTATCTTCAACATCTAACGGTCCGTACACTGCACTTGGACGAATGATAGTGTGTACAAGATTAGTTCTGCGAGAATAATCACGAACCAGCCATTCACCTGCTAGT